TCCACGCCCTTTAACCGGCGCATTGATCTTTGTCCGAACTTCGGCATTTATTTCCATGCGATCTTTAATAGAGCCGAGAACACATCCAGAATTTCCTTCATAATCTGCTTCCGTTCTTCGTTAGACAATTTGCCATCTTCATAGGCCTCCTGAAGTACCTTGAACACTTCCTTCATTTCATCCACCAGTTTCTTGTATTTCAAACCCACAAAGGTCGCACCACCGGCAAGGATTAATCCTGCCAGATACCAGAAGTTTGTCCAATTAAACCAATCGCTCATTCTACCTCCTAAATAAATATGCTATAAAACCGCCAAAAACAATGCTCAAAACCGACCCGATCCCCTGAATGGCAGCCATGCCGCCTTCCAATCTTCGTACCCGTCCATTCTGCATTTGAATCTCAAGTTTCGTGTCCCGTGCTTCTTTGTGAATGGACTTTAAAGTCTGTTCTATCCGGGCCAACCGATCCACTACATCAATCCGATATTCGTCAATCTGCGGTTTGTCCATTTGTTTTTTCTTTTTCCTTTTCTTCCTTGATGGCCGTTTCATACCCATTGATGAGAAAATTGATTTCCGCCATTCTCATATCAAGGTTTTTTCGTTCTGCTTTCAGCTGTTCAAGCCGTTGTTCAAACATTTCGCCTCCCATTTGTTTTATCCTTCTAATGCTTCTACTTTTGCAGAAAGTTCTTGAATAGCTCCAAGCAATAAGGGGATTAATTCAGTATAAGCAAGAGACAAATATTCATTTTTTTCTTCGGTGTCTTCCGTAGTTGTATATACTACCTCTGGAAAAACTTTTTCTACATCTTGAGCAATTAACATCGAACGCCTTGTTCCTTCTTTATCTGTTTTATATTTACCAATTATTGGACGTATTTGCTCAATCTTACCTATTGCCCCTGTTATCGGTTCGATAACATCTTTAAGCCGTTCATCAGATGCAGAACTCCAAGAAGTCGCTTCATTTAATAATTGAACACCCCCACTTTCAGCAACAACTACTATTTTTGATACTGAACCAGTAGTTTTTATATAATTAGCATCGTTTCTGGTAAAAGTTAATGTTTGCCCTGCTGCATCAATTTGAACATTACCATTAGAACCAGCCAATTCAAGCTTATCTGCAGGACTATCAGTTCCAATTCCCACACGATCATTACCGCCATCCACAAATAACATATTGGCATTGCCGTTTGATTCTACCCGGAAATCCACATCGGCACTTGATTCGTTAATCGTTACCGCACCATCTAAATCTGATGATCCGGATACTTTTATATTATCAGAAGCCAACTGTAAAGCGAAGGTCGTGCCATTATCCCCATCCTTTACATTAACTAATGTTGATCCATTACCGCCGCCATCCGCATCAACGTGTAAAAGCTGTTCGTATGATGAGGCGATACTTTGTGAGCCTAAAGCTGCCATGTTTTATCTCCTTTCCATGAGATTATTGTACCGGGCTTTCCCGGTGGTTTAGTCGATGTAAGACCACTGCCGATCTTCATCTTCAAATTTTACCAAGATGGCGTTCCAGTTGATTTTCCCCACATATTCCTTCAATCCTGCGGTTACATCCGAAACGGTTTCACCCACCATGTCCGACATCGCGTTCTTCAACGCCACCGAAATAGAAGCGTTGGATGTGCCGGCCTGATCGTTGGCCCATGCCTTGAGCATCTTATTCAGCGACCCGGAAAACCCCAGAGCCGTCAAACCTGCCCGCATGGCATCGTTCAAAGACTTGGCGGTGGTTGAACCGGCTACGTCAAGCCAGTATTCTTTTAACAGGGAATTAATATGTGTTTTTGATCCCAGTGCCATTATTTAGCCTTTTTCTTTTTTTTCTTTACCGGATTACCGTCTTTATCACATTCTTCAAAACGTGCCTTGAACGATTCCAGATTATGACGATCTTTGTCGTATTCGATTACATCGCCATTTGGTCTTTTAAAGTACATAATGTCTCCAATTTTAGCGGATCGGGGCAGGGCAACCCACCCCGAACCAGATCAGTGTTTAACTGACGTCGTGAAGGATATAGACACCAAAAGCGTCTTTCGATTCCACTTCACCCCAGAATCCTGTGGCCACGTATTCTGTGCTTCTGAATGAAGCATTACGTTCCGTTTCGATTCTGAATAGACCTTCCGGTCCAACTGCGAGTCCCATCGCTCCTTTGGAGAACATGAAACTTGCGGAGTCCCCACCGGAACCAACGTCGTCTTCAATTTCATTTGAGAAATAAACGTCGATTCCACCGATGGAGGTCACAAATCCGCGAGACAGCATTTCCTGTCCCTGCTCACCTAACAGTGAACCCGATTTAGCGTTTGTTCCTGTAACAGCAACATCTACAAGTAAACCTTGCAGACCTTTACTGCCCCAGATACCTTTATCACTCATAACCAAGTTGTAAGGGGCGGGGGCATTTGCTGCTCTTAACTGTCTTAAACCACCAAAAATGTGATCAAGTGTAAGAGACGTACCTGCACCGCACTCTGTTTGTGAGAATCCAGTTCCAAGTGCTGTAAGATCAGCGTCGAGTTTAGCGGCAACGGCATTTCCGAGGATCGCCCCTGTATTACCAGAGATGTCATCGGCATTTCCCATTACTGCCAAGTCCGTAACGTCTGCACGAATAACGTGTTCAGATACGGTTGCTGACCTTGCTGTGGTTGTCACAGATGTCACAGTGCTGTAATCCGCACCATCCGTAGCTGCACCTACTGAGGAGGAAGCGACGGCGGTATATTCCGGCCACTGGACTGTGATTGCACCGGGAGGGCATTGTTTGGCGGAGACCAGAGGATACATGACATTTACTTCATTGAACGCGATGATTGCATCGCCAATGACTTTATCAAGACCACCCTGGGCTACACCGGTATCAGTTTCAGCCATAATTATTTGTCCTTATTCGGGGGAGTCCACCCTGAAAAGTATTTTCTGGAAGAAACTCGTTTGCCACGAGCCGCATTATTGGCACGTTCTTCTAATTCGTCGATCATAGTGTCATACGACACGGTTTCGCCTTTGATTTCGGCGTGTATATCCCCATCGGGAAGATTCCTTTCGGACAATTCCTTTTGAGGGTCGAGATCAACTCCAAACGGTTTATATTTTTGGCCCATAGCCTACCGTAATTCCTGAAGTGGCTTTGTTGTTGGCCTTGTACCCTTTCGGGTCTTGAGCCGCCCACTCTGCCATTGAAGCATACCCACCATACGCACCGGGAGGTTGGTTATCAACCTTCACCTTTATGCCGGGTTGGGAATACTCCTGTGCCAAATCTTCCAGAACATCGAGTGGATGTCCCTTGAATTTTTCTTGTTTCGGTTCAGGTAATCGCTCAAGCAAAGCCTGACGGCGATTATCCTCGTAAGTTTCCAGACGTTCTTTATATGGGGACAGTTGATTAATCGTGCCTTGCAGTTCGGCAATCAGTTCGTCCTTCTTGCCGTCCTCAGACATTCTTTCCTGTCTCCGTTTTTCTTCTTTTGCTTCAATTTCCGCCAATTTGGATTCAAGACCTTTGATCTTTTCCTTCTTGGCCATTACTTCGTGCAATAACTCCGACTGCCCGGAAGTGTCGGGTGTGGTCTGACTTTGAGTCGTCACCTCTTGCCCCTTATCCTGGGTCGGTTCTTGCACGGTTGCTTGTGCTTCTGACATTACTGTCTCCTGTTGTTGTTCATTAAATCTTATCCAATGGTTATATTAATTGAGTCCCGCGCATATTTACCGATCTGTTTGCCGATATAATCGCTCAACTCATCTGTAATTCTTTTTTCGTTATCTTTAGAAATGCCGTATATATCCCGTCCCATCTTGGCGTTGTAT